AACAGTAAAATTCTTTCTCCCGGAAATACTGATTTAGAATTGTGTTCCATTTTTGTTCTCTTTTCATATTATTTATTTAATTATTACCATCTCCTAATCTAAATTGAGGAGTATCTCCACCTTCTAAATATTTTGTATATTGCGGCAACATCTTTTCTCCTAAGGTTGTCGAGTTCCCGTCTTTATCTGTAATAACTAAGTTAGACATAAATTCTTGCTCAAATTCTGCTAACCCATTTCCAACTGCTATAAATTTTGCTTTTAAATGATTAAACAAAATTCTGTGAATTATATTTAATTCTTTATTTCTTTTAATTGGGTCATCACTAACTGAAGTAAATACTGGTATAACAATTCTTATTGCTCTTGGTACTGATTTTTCATCTATTTGAGCCATAAATTCTAAAATAAATCTGTCAGGCATTGCTGTGAATCTTACTTGTTCAATACCAATTTCTTCAAGCATCTTCATAATTTGTGCCTGTGTTTTACCCCAATGAACTTGGGTTGTTTTATAAGCTGATTGTACCCACTTTATTTTCTTATTCATATTGTTATTTATTATATACTATGTCGGTGCCGACAGCAAGTCGAGTTATCCACACCTAAATATTTAATGTTAACATTTCAGCGAAGTCATTTCCTGACATAATGGCATCATGACAATCTTTATCACATCCCTCGACTACAAGATGTATGTATAAATTTTTCTTTAGTTTATTCGCCCTCAATACTCTTCCCAAAGATTGGGAGTAGTCCACAAATCTGAAAGACTTACTGGCATAGATCACACAAGGGAAGGTCGGTAATTCATATCCAGAAGAAATCGAACTTTGTGCAATTATAATATGTGGCTCTGGACTTTCATTTACTGTTTTTATAAAGGTTCGATCTTTAGTCTGTCCGGTTAGTGTTGAAACATTGTAGCCCTCTTTCCTCAACTGCTCGGCAATCTCATTTATCTGAGCTGTGTAATTAGCGAATATCAGTAATTTCGGAAACTCTAAAGCCCTATCTTTTATATAGTCAATTTTCTTAGACTTGAATATTTTAGTCTCATTGGTCATTAAATCAGTCTTTTCGTATACATTCTCTATTTTCTTGCCATATAGTACCCCATTCTCTATCGTACGGAGCCTTGCTCTCCTTACCAGAGGGTCTGCTTCTGCAAATGATAGCTCGGCTACTGCATTCTTTTGCTCACCTGTAAGCTCAATTTCAACGGTTTTATGGGTTTGGTCCGGTACATCAAAGAAGTCATTTAACCCACCTGTATATCCGAATTGTTGAACCAAATTAGCCAATCTCTGTTTAACTTCATCTGTTTTTTTTGCGATCCAAATTCTTCTTATTCCCATTCGAATTTCTGTATAGTAGATGTCCCGGAATTGTCGGAAGTCCCACTCTTGCCCGAACAATTTTCCTATCGCCCACATCGCCATTGGCTTTGGGACCGGAGTAGCTGAAAGTAAATACAATCTCTTTGGTGGATGTTTTGCTAAGAAGTTTTTAGTAGCTTCGAAGATCTGAGAAGTCTTAGGTATTTGTTTTTTATTTCTTTGAATAAAAGAAGGCATAACTCCGAGATTGTTGTGACACTCGTCTATAATTACAGTATCGTATTCCGGTAGAATATCCCAATCTCTTCGGAGATCTTCTTTACTGATTACCATTATCCCTTTTTTAGTTCCCCACTTTTCATTCTCGTTCTGCCATGTTTTATCTTCCCTTTGCTGTTTCGGGCAAATAACTAGAACATCACCTTCCGCCATTTCCAAAGCTGTTCGAGTCTTCGAAGCTCCCGTACCTAAAAACAATCCGCACTTATGTTTGTCTTCAGATATTATTTTTTTTTGATGTTCATATAATGGTAGTATCATATTAACTATAATTATTGTGTAATCCTGATGTATTCATTGGATCGCTAATCTTTATCCACTGAGGTGTAAATTCTATCCCTACAAATTGTGACTCTGTTCCAGAATGTTCTCTCGGTGTAAAAGAAAATCTGTTACCTTTTTTACCGTAAGCTTTTACTTCTTTTGTGAAAGTCATATTAGATTTACTCTTTCTCCCACCGTCAGATTTATTCCATTCTTTATATTCAGTATACAAATCTGGAGTTGTAATACATTTTGATTTATCCGGTGTAATTCTAATACACTCTGATAAGAAACCTTCAACTGAAGAATTTTCTTCTCGGTACTCGTCCAACATGTGAGTTTGCTCTTTAGTTATAATAAACTTCTTATTGTCAGCTAAATCATTTGCTCCCTTAATCATCCAGTTCAATATACCGGGAAGTTCCTTAGACAATAGTCCTATCCTAGACCTTAATTCGTAGTTTGGATTATCTCTGTAGTTATTTATAAACTGGACAGCACAAATTCTTCTCTCCGTGGCTGTTGAAACATCGTCTACTCTTGGAAGTAAGTTAACTGAGAACACAAACTTAGCTTGAGGTCTGAAAGTAAACTGATCTTTATATTTAATGTCAATGGTAACTTTTTCTCCAGAAATTAGTTTCTTTAGTTTATTACTCTGATAGTAATTCCCTGAAACTTCTTCAATGATATTCAATCTCTTACCTATCAATCCTGCCATTCCAAATTGCCCGTATAAAGCTTCAAGGTCAATATGAGATGTGGCTTCTTTCCCAACTACCATAGTAATTGTATCTATAAAGGTTGACTTTCCGTTACCTCCGTCTCCTACTAAGAACAGAGCTTTGTCGTATAACATTGAAGAAGATAGGCAGTAACCTGAAAATTCCTGTATCAGTTTTGTTTTCTCTACCTGCTCGTCTCCGGACATCCACTCTGATACACACTTCTCCCATAAAGGACACTTTGCTTCAGGGTCATAGACAACTGGATACTGTATTAAGGACACAAAATCAGGAGTATGGTCCCTTAGTTCTTTGGTGTAAATATCCAGTAGACCATTCTTTACATTGATTATATAACCCCCGTCATTGGTTAGAACAAAGCTAGGAATGATTGATAAAAGACAAGCAATCTTATTTTTAACATTTCCAACTGTCCTATAGTTTACTAACTGATCGTCATCCAAACTTCTGAAAATTATATCTTCCATTTCTAGGTCTGACATCATTTTGTAAACACCTTCTTTATAATTAAATATAACTCCAACTTCATTTTTCTTTAGGTGAGGGTACTTAGCTACAATTTCTCTTTCATAGTTTGAGAATCGAAGTTTATCTTTTTCTTTATTCTTTTTAACTACCACCGAGTAAGCCATTTGTAACCTCTGGTCTTCTTCCGGAGTTACATTGTGAGCAATGATTTCGTTCTTATGTGAAAAAGTATATCCACTCCCAAAGGCACTATTGATAGTATTCATAATCTCCTGCATACCACCATTCTCTTTCTCTATCCCATGCCACCCTACCTTACTAATCTGTTCCAAAGCCCTTTCCTTATCCCACCCTGCCTGTCGCATTAGAGAAGCTGTTACAAGAAGTGCATTATTACGGTTGTTAGTATCAGGTAAACTCTCAGGGTGACCAGAAATCAACATCTTAAAACTATCCCTGTCTTCCATTGGAAATTCTTTGTCTACATTCTCGAAGAAAATTTTCTTCTCAGCCTGTGACCGTTCTTTCGCTTTATCACTTGTTGGTTTTTTATCGAAGGTAAGTGCCTTCTCAACTGTTGGAAAGACTTTTTCTACTTCATCCATTGAGTAACTGTTAGCTACTTTTTTATATATACCTTTGATTTTAAATACACCCTCAGTTCCTGTTTTATATTGGTTGCCGGTTTTCTTCCAGTAGAAAGTATCAGGTACTCTTAGTATACGAGTTATATCTTTTACTGCAGGATCAGCATCCAAAGCTATTACAATACTCTGTTCTATCTTTTCCCAATTAGTAACTACTGTCTCCCATTCCTCTGCTGTAACTTCCTCTTTATATATAACCTCATCTAAACACCAGTAAACATGATAACCTCTCTTGGTCTCTATAATAAAGGTTGGATCAAGTAGTCCTTTTATTTTCTCTAATTCTTCTAAATCTTTTCTATCATCTATATCTACAAAGAAAGCATTGAGTGAAGTACAGTTATCTTTTTTAGCTACAGGTGATTTATCAAAATCCTTGAAACCATTTACAGTAAAATAGCTCTCATATCCATTGATATTGAGTTTTTGATTTCTCTCAGCACATGATACTGGTTGCCTGCCATTTGTAGGGTCTATATATCTGAATACATGGTCCGGAAAAAATGTTAAGAAGATGTCTTTATTTTTTTCCATATTTAATTTTTATCAAGTAATTATATGCTTTTAAAACTAATTCAGGATTATCACCAAACCCTCCTAAACTTCTATTGCATTTTTGACACAATAATCCCCTAACAACCCTTGTTTTATGACAATGATCTATTGCGAGAACTCTTCCTTTGTCTTTCTTATTGCAAATAGCACATAGTTCTTTTTGAACACTAAGAAGTTCTTTGTATTTTTCTAAAGTAAATGAAGTATCTATATTAAGTTTTCGTATTCTTGTTTTGAAAAGAGTTTTTTCTGATTTAAACTTCTTCTTCTTTGGTTTGTTTATTTTTATTTTAAGAGGATATTTCAACAATCTTCGCTGATAAGTTATCCTATTTCTTTCTTTTTTTATTTCTGGAGATAAATTAGTTTTATATCTTTTTTCTTGCTCTCTTATTTTCTCTATGTTTTTTAACCTATATTTTTTTCTTGTGTTTTTTATTTTTTCTTTATTAAGAATATAATACTGTTTTTTTTGATTTGATATTTTTTCTTTCTGTTTTCTCTTACTCACACTCAAAATACCCTTAACAGGAGAGCCAGTGATGCAATTCACTTTAAACCTGTTAAGGGTATTTTGGTTGCGAGTATTCTTTTGTGTAGGTGTATTTTGCATATTTTTGGCTCTTTTGCATTTTGCGTTGCTTTTTTTATTCTACTTTTTTCTCAAGATAAGTTGTGAGTTTCTCTCAAGAACTTCGAGTTGATTTCCATAAACATGAACGAAACTATCAATCCCTGTTTTTGGTATGTATAATGGATCTATTCCTTGACCCCAAGTGTAGTCGTCAAAGATCATTATTCCACCTTTCTTTAGAAGCGGAAATGCAAGCACTGCGTCTTCGAGGACATCGCTGGCTAAATGTGAACCGTCAATGTAGATGAAGCTAATACAATTTTCAAAAATAGATAAATTTTTTAATTGTTCTTGCGACTTCCCTTGAATAATAGCTATTCTTTCTTTATATTCTAGTGTATTCTGATTAAACCTATCCAATAGATTTACTTCATCAGGAAGATCTTGCCCCCCCTCAAAAGTATCAATTACCGTTAGGTGAGCTTCGGAGTTCTCTAACATCCAAACCGAAGCCTGTCCTTCATAGCAACCAATCTCTAAAAATCTAAGGTCTCCCTCATCATCTTTTATCGGTAAAACATACTTCTCGAAGTTAGCTTTACCAGTAACCTCGAACCAATTATTGGTGAACATAGTCTATTATTTATTAGTTACTAAAAAGCAATTTCGTCAGGATTTATATCATCTGCAGGTTTTGCTTCTACTGGAGCAACTGCCTCTCCTGTTGCACTTTGAGGTACAGCTTCCAACTTAGGAAGAATAAGAGTATTTACCATATTGTGTAGGAATTCCATTCTCTTAGTATCGTCCCAAACTAATTCCCCTTTAACAGTTACTTGTTCCATGTCCGGCATTCCATTAGGATTGTCTCTTGTGTAAGCATGCTTCAATGCTACTCCATTTTGGTTAACGAATAGTGAACTCTTATTTTTACCGTCAACTTCTTTCATACTCGGAGATACTTTCATTTCTTGTGATAGATCTATGTTGGGTAACATTTTTAGAAATGCTGTTGAAAAACTATTGCTGTAAGATAACTGCAATGTATATAATTCTTCATTGTCTCTGAAACCAAAGTTCCAAGTCTTCCCATAGTTCCCGTCTTTAACTTGAATGCTCTCCAACTTCCCTGTGAAGCTATCGTAAAACTTTTCGTTAACAGTGTTACCGATTTTGTTTACTCTTGTAATAGCACCTTCTGTTCCTTCAGGAACTCTTTGACAAAATTTGCCACCTAAAATAGTAATAAAATTACCTCCTGTTCTTTGTTCTAAACCCATAATTTTGTAGTGGATTACCACCATTTTTTAATTTGTAACCGGATAATTCCGGTCAGATTTTGTTCTCGGACTAGGAGAAACTTAATCTATATAGATTATACTAAATCGACAGTGACATTGCAACTATTCAACCTGTGGATAAACTGTTAATATGTTGATAACTTTTTTCCCTGTGTTTTTAATCGTTCTATAGTCTGTTTAGACCTCTTATAGTTACCGGCTCTCTTACTTCCCTTCTTAAAACGGAATTTTGCCCCTGCTTCTAGGTTCTTGTAGGTATCATTCTTAATAGCTGTATCTCCTTTATCTTTTCTATACCATTTTGGAATAACACCTTTCTTTACATCAAGCCAGAACTTTTCTCGGTACTCTCTACCAGTCAAACCGTGCTTATAATAAACATGCGAACATACTTGAACATACCACTTACCACAAATTAAACATTGAACCTTATCAGCACTTGGTATCATTGCAATTTTATCGTTTCTAATTCTCTGCCAGTCAGCCATTCTCTTGGCATATTTTTTATTATAAAATTTCTGTCTACATGTAGCACTACAGAATGTCCGGAACCGTGAGTTCGGAAGATCTCCACCACATACTTTACAGTCAGTTCTTATTTCTACCATAGTTATTTATTGTTTAGTTTTTAATGATTTTAGGTTTAGAATATATCTATATCCAGCTTCAACTCCATCATTAAACTCTGTTCCTTTTTCTACTAAGTTTTGTTTTTCCATTATCTCTCCCCTTATCTCCTCAACTTTAGTTTCGTTCTCTTTATTATCATTTATAAAATCAATAACCTCGTTTATTTTCTCTTTTAGTTGCCACAAAATATTAGTTTCTGGTGTATGTCCGTTATTTTCTCTTTTAAATTCTTCCATTCTTTCTAATTTTTTTTCCATATATCTATAGGTTTATTTATTATTAATTAAATTATATTCACCTGTTTTAATATCTACTTTCCATTCTCCACAACTACATCTATAAGGTAAAACCCTACTTCCATTACCTAGCAATCTTTCTTTGCAAATAGTGCAAAAAGGTTTTAATTCTTTAACTGGTTTATATATAGGGTTCATAGTTATTTATTTTTTAATTTTTTCTTCTTTACCAATAATAAATTAAATAATATTTCCTTATCTTGTCCTGTCATTAAAAAGTTTTTTCTATGTTTTTCAAAGTATTCCAAAGCAGTACCTACTCCATAGACCTTAGAAGCACTCTTCATATCACAAGCCATTTCTTTTATGTATTTTATTGGAATATCAACTGCCCTTATTTCTCCATCATAGAAATCAGTCCAATACTCCCAGTGATGTTTATTTTTTCCTTTATGGTTTAACCAAGCAATAGAATATCCCTTTTCAGCTTTTTCTTTTCCTATTGGAGTACTATCACCTTGAAAGTACTTAGCAGAAGTAAAAAACTCTATTGGACTATATTTTGATAAATCGTGGACTAACCCTTGCCAGTACAAACCAATTTTAAAACACTCAATACAAACATAGTATTTATGCTTTGTTATTGTCCAAAAATGTTTAAAATATTTCTCCATAGTTATTTATTCTTTAATTTTTAATTTCTCCCTTCTAATTCTCTGCCACACGATCGCCTTCTTTGAATTTTTTTTATTGTAAAATTTCTGTCTACATTTTGGGCTACAGAATGTCCGGAACCTCGAGTTCGGAAGATCTCCACCACAAACTTTACAGTCTGTTCTTATTTCTATCATATTATTTAATTATTTTTTTTTGAAATAGTAATATCTTTGCTTTTTACCTCATAAAAATTAGAATTATCAAAAATTATATAACCACCTTTTACAACTTTAGTTATATAAAAATTATAGTCTAATGGAAGTGTCAAACCACCATCAACATTTTTCATAAATTTAAGACAGTTTACTTTACACCATTTCCCTAAATTTTCTTTTTTCATAATTGTTTTTCATTATAAACTTCAAAGAAGTTTTTTGACTCTCTTTTTGTTTTAAATAGTTTTTGTTTTTTAGGCATAATTTTATTCAATTAAAATGCTATTAAATACTCCGGCGATCCACCGTCAATCATTCTATCTCTGATCGCTTTGCGGGTTTCGTTGGTTAATCTGTTTGCTAATAATGTTTGGTTATCAACATCAAACATAGCTACTATATACATTATGTTATCTTTTATATTCTCTAAATCTTTAATCCTTCCAACTTTACCGTCAACATAACCGTAAGTATTATCCATAGTATTCCAAACTTCTATAGCTTTTGCTTTTACTTCTTCAAACTGCTCTCCTGTTGGAGCAGTATAATATAATTCTGTTGTCATAATTTTATCTATTACTTAATTCTTCTAATCTAATATTGATCTCAATCAACTTTGAAATCAAACCCCGTTGTTTAAAACTCAAAGTCTTAAACCCTTCCCAAATTTCGTTCTCTTCTTTTTGTAACTTTTCTATTTCTTTTTCTTCATTCATAATTTTATTTTAACTCTTTAATAAACTCCATAAGAACATACCCGAATGCAAAACCTGTCACTACTGCAAGAATGTTTATAACTATCATAATATTTTTATTGATTAAAACTAATAATAACTCCTTCAATTTTTGCCCCTGTGTTCAACTCTAAATCTTCATAGAAAGTATCGTAATCTTTTCCGGTCACATTATCTACATCGTCTCCGAGGTAATTATATTGCAACTTATCTAATTGATTTTTAAACTCTTCAACTGTTCCTTTGTAATTTGAAACTCTTTGGATCTCTCCTTCATCGTCTTTAAAGTAAAATGTTTCCATAGTAATTTATTATTTAATTATTAACCTTTGTTGCATAGTGGTTACACTTACTCCAACCTTCCTTCCGGCTATCTTCTAATAGTTCTGAAACTTCTTTGAAAGTTGTGATCTCTCCCAAAACATTTGATAACATCAAGTCCACGATCAATTCTCCGGCTTCATCATCGTCAAGTGCATACTCGCTATCGTTATCAATTTCCATTTTAACCATGTTGTAAAACTCCATGTACCCATTATCAAGTACTCTTTTTTGATCTTGATATATTTCTTTTAAATTCATATTATTTTTCATTATCTTCATTATTTATAATCTCCTCCCATTGTTTAATGTTATGTATTCCGTTTGTTATAATTTGTATTGTTTCAGCTTCAATTTCATTCAATTTATTCCTTGTTGCTAGCAGTCTATCCTTTTGATGTTTATTCGCACAAAATACTCTGTATTCTCTGCCGTCTTTAAATGTTATTCTATATAGTGTTGTTTCCATAATTATATTTTTTTCTTTAATGTTTTAATAATAAATAATTCTATCTCTAGTTTTACAATATCGTTTATATCGTCCATTGTAGAGCTTCCAACTTCCATGCTGATAGAATTATAAAGTCCGGATAATCTTTTGCTTATTTTCTCTTGATTTTTACTCATAATATTTAATAATTATTGTTAACAACGGTATCCGTTGGATAAATTGTAATAAAGTCTTTAGTTCGAACCCATTTTTCTCCTACAAATTCTCCGTCCTGTGTAACAGCAACTTGCATAACTGTTTTAATTTCATTACCTTCACTATCATTTGATAAAAATACTTCTTTATCTTGACTAAATTTCTTTAGTTCTTTAATTAGTTCTTTAATTTTCATGATCTTATTTTTTATTACTCTCTTTTTTAATAATAACTGTTGGCTTCCTATCTCTAAACCACTCTAGTGCTTGATCCTGTGCTTCTTCGATCCCGTTGGCTGATACTCTATAACTCGCACTGTCTTTAATTTCTACTATATATATATTTTCCATATTATTTTAATTAAACTTAATACTAATAAACTCCCGCACTATTACTTCTTCACTATGGTTGCAATAATTCTCGCACCATGTTTTTGCTTCCTGCATATTCTTTTTGAGAATTATTGTAATTTCTTTACCATTTATAACTATATATTTTTTCATATTATCTATAATTATTTAATAACCACGAACCGGCAATCTTTGATTTTGTTTATAATTGTTTACATTCTCCTGCATGTACTCGTCCCCGCCACCATTGTTTACATCATAAAAATAAACCTTCACCGCTTCTTTGAACTCTTCGAACTTCTTTAGATCTCCTTTCGATAACAAATTCTCGTCAAAATTCTGGCCGGCTGTTATTGATCCGGCAATTCCACCACCTAAATAATTCTGATAAGCTCCGGCTTCCGGTACTTCTCCGGCTTCTTCTATTGCTTCCAATGATCGATCGCAAAACAATTCTGTTAGATCAACTTTAATTGATCCGCCACGATATGAGATATTACAATTTTGAGTATTATTTTCTATATACTCATTCAAATTCGCTTGTTTTCTTTTTGTTAACATGATATTTATTTAACTAATTTATAAAATTGATAATACATAGTCATTTTTTTATTTAATTGACTATATAGTACCCGCAAAACTTTTACGGGGACTAATAACCAGTTATAATGTTTCAATTGCTCCCTTCAATCTCCTTGTTTTTTCCTTCTCCGGCAATTCAGACCAATTACACGGCATTCGAACCGCTCCGCCGGTTGCTGTTTCTAGCATTCTTGCTTTGCTTTCGTTTCTTTTCTTTTCGTCCGGTTGCATTACATCGGCAAGTGCTGAAAACATTTTTAAACTTTTTAACACGGGATCCTGTGCTTCTCCGTTATTCTCGATCATTTTTGATCCTTGCTTCTTTTCTTTTTCTGTTAACTCATTGCTTCCGATCATTTTTTGTAAAACTGATTGAAATTCGTACCTTTCCCAAGTCCTGTTTAGATAGCAAATTTTTACTTGATCCACTTGTTCGCCGTTTCTTAATAACACGGCTTCATGTTTGAAAGCACTTCTTGTTTTTTTCCACTCGCATTTTATTGATAGATCTTTATTTATTTTAAATTCTCTCATGATATTTTGCCGGATAACCCGCCGGCTCGGGGATCTTAAAACTATTTTTTTATAAACACTTGGTAATTTGTCGAAAAGCAATTGTTCGTTGGTAGAAAAATTACCGCCATATCGTCGAATAGATCGTATTTTTCTTGCAATTTATCAAGTTTTTGTTCTACATTGTCGCTTGAATTCTCTCCGGCATCGCTCCAATTTCCAGTTACCCAGCCATTATCTTTTTCTTCCCATTCGTCTTTGTTTATTGCTTCCGCTGTATAATATCCCCGCCAGCCGTCAGTTCTAACATATTTTATTTTAAAATCTTCGTTCGTTTCGCCATGATTATTTATCAAAAATTCGCCTGTTTCTTCGTTGTCTTCTTCTTCTCGGTTGTCTTCCATTATTAGGACTGTATATTTTTTATCTTCCATATTATTTTGCCGGATAACCCGCCGGCTCGGGGATCTTAAAACTATTTATAATCTTATAAAAATGCACAATTACTTTCGATAATTTCCATTAGTACACTTTCTTGCTCCAACTTGTCCCGCAATTCCTTCCCGATCCTTTCAAGTTCAACCGGGTTTTGATCGGTTATAACTTCAATCTTCAATGTTTGCTCCTTTGCTCCTTTCCAATACCCCACCACTTCTGAAGCTGTGAAGCCGTCAAAATGATTAGAAACTAGCTTTTCGATCTTTTCGATCTCTAGTTCTTTTGTTTTGTTATTGTGGCCTATGTAATAGTAAACTTTTTGCATGATATTTTACCGGATATACCGCCGGCTCGGTGATCTTAATTTAATAAATTTATAATAAACTTTATAATTTCCGCTGTGATCCTCCCAATATAAAAGCCGTCTTGCGGTACTTGTCCGGATCCTATCCATGCGATCAATCCGAAAAGATCTAAACAAATAATAAAAGTTATGATCAAAGCTATAACTATAGCGATCATTTGCAAAATTGCTTTGGCTTGCTCTCTTCCGGTACATCGTCCATAACGATTGAACGGATCCGGCTCTAAATTTCTATCAAACATATATTTTATATTTAACTAATTGATAATGTAAAAGATTGACGATCTTTTAACTTGATATAAGTATATCAAAGGTGGCGACACAATGCAAGGATATAAAAACAAAAAGCTGGGGATAACTTTCACCGTTATTTGCGGGCTTTAATTATATAAATAATGTTGACGGCTTTTTATAGCTTGCAAGTAATAGGATCGGCGAGGTGCTGGACTATCCGGCGGATCTTTTCGTGCTTGCTTTTCGGTGCGGATCTTTTCATGCTTAGGTGCTACAGGGGGAAAGGGTAATGCTGGGCTATAGTGCGGGCGGGGTTTAATATAGTATAGACCACCAGTCACCAGCTAAACCTTTTAGAATATACCCGCCGGACTGTATAAGATAAACCTAAAAAGCCGGCTCGCTTTCCGGTGCATGCTCTAGCATGCAACTCTTTAAAAGTCTTTTATAAATAGAAAAACATTTTAATAATCATCATCATCAAGATAACTTGAAAGGGGATAACCCCTTCCGACCTCCCCCGGGTATGAAAAGGAGAATAAGAAGTATCTAACCTAAACAGTAAGTAAACAGGACAGTAAGTAAACAGGACAGTAAGTAAATAGAAAAGTTTGAGTAAGTGAACAGAGATCACAAAAAACAAAGAAAAATATAAGAATAGGGGACCCTAAAAAATTTTTTTCAGTTTTTTCGGCTTTTAACTTGACAAATGAAGTGGAAACATTGTACAGAAAGTGACATAAGAATTTAGAAGATATGGCTTAAATAAAGGATAGAACTCAGAAAAGTGACATCAAGTGACATAAGAAATAATTCTTATGTCGTGGATTATAGGGCTATAAATAAGGGTTAAATGAGAAAAGTGACATAAGAACATAAGAATTGCAATAAAGTTTAATTCAAATTTTAAAGTCACACGAAAGTGTTTTTATATAAAACTTTTCCCGTATTTGATGTTCTTATGTCACTTTCTGGGATATATGGCTCAACTAAAGGATATAATCAACGACATAAGAATTTTCTTATGTCACTTCTTATGTCGTTGATGTCACTTTCTTTATCGCATGTAGCACCTAAGGTTTTATTTTTATTTTTTTTATTACTTTTTTTATTCTGGGTAGCACCTAAGGTTTTATTTTTATTTTTTTTATTACTTTTTTTATTCTGGGTAGCACCTAAACCTTGCTTTTTTAGTTGTTATTGCTATTATTAAGGTATGGTATTCGTAAAAAAGAAACAATCTACGATGAAACAGTTAGCTTATGCTAGAAAACTTTTCGGAGGAGAAGGAACATGTAAAAAACAAATCGCTCTCGATGTAGGATATTCTTCTGCGGTTGCTAATAGTGTTTCTTCTCATATTGAAAATAAACCCGGCTTCAATAATGCAATGGCTGCTTTAGCTATCGATTCTAATAACCTAGCTTTGTCTGCGATGCACGAATTTAAAGCGAGAGGTTTTAAGGATTTTTCTAATAAGGAATTAACAAGTGCACTGAATGCGATTGGAAATGCTTGGAGTAAGTTCAATAAGGTTCCTGAAGAGATGAAAACTAAAAATGAAACGAATAAATTACGAACGGTTATTCTGCAACAGATTGAAAATCAGACAGTAACAAATCCCGGGGAAGTTCCTGCTAAAATTATTGATGTTGAACCAGATGTAATTGATGTTAATGAAGATCCCGGATTCTAACTCTACCCCTCATCGTAAGCGTATAAGATGAGGTATTTTTCATACCCTCGACCTTCTGGTTGGGGGTAGAGTAGGAATAAATAATATTATGAAAAACTTAGAAAAATAATATGAAACTAAAAACTTTTTATCAAAAATTCGAGAATACAACAAACAAAGATAGATTTCTGGTTTTTAATGAAACTCCACTACCGTCTTCTTTATTTGTAATATTCCAGCAGCTAACTGTGGTGAGAGCTCAGAAAAAATATTTCGAAGATCAGGAATCCCATCTATTATCAGTTGCAGAAAAGCAGTTTAATAAATTAGAAAACAATGGCTAATTTATATAAAGATCATAATGAAAAAATAGTAGAGATGCTAACCATAAATCCCGACTTGATTAAAAATCAGACATGGAGGTTGGCGAATTTGTATTGGATAATAACTAAGGATGGAGACAAGCAGGTATTCAAAATGAATACAGCTCAGAAACATTTTTATGATAATTATTTAGCGATACCAAAACCTTATCACAGGCATGTTATATTGAAGAGTAGGCAATTAGGTTTTACTACATTCATTGATTTATTTATTCTGGATTCTATTCTATTCCAAACTAACAAGGAAGGAATTGTTATAGCTCATAAAGTTGAAGATGCCACAACTATTTTTGATAAGAAAATTGAGTTCGCTATTCGTAACATGGCGGAGGATGTTAAAGGTGCATTTTTTAAGATCAATCAGAAGTCAGCGAGAAAAATTCAGGTGGTTATAGATTATGGACCGGAACAGGGTTCCACTTCATCTATATCCGTGTCAGTTTCTGGAAGGTCCGGGACTTATCACTTAGTTCATATCTCAGAGTTTGCAAAGATGTGTGCTACATATCCTAAACGAGCTGAGGAAGTTGAAAGAGGAACATTCCCTACTGTACCTTTTGACGGGTTTATATTTATTGAATCAACAGCGGAAGGAATGGCTGGGAGGTTCTACGAAATGTTCCAAGAGAACTGGTTGAACCGAGATGATGTTACACCTCAATTATCGCAGGTGCAGTTCTTACCGCATTTTTACAATTGGCAGTACGATGAAATGGAAATGAAAAAGATCTATGAGCCGGTTCCTACTGACAAGATGGAAGTATGTGAAATCGATTGGGGGTCTTATCAGATTGAACATGATCTGACTGATATTGAAATAACATACTATTATATGAAGTGGTTGCAGTTCGGAGGAAAAAATAGTCCGGATGCAATTAAATCTCTGATGCAGGAATACCCTACAACTCAGGAAGAAGCATTTCTTTCTACAGGTCAGACATATTTTTCAACAGCGAAGGTTGCGAAATTATTGGCTACCGCTAAAAAGGGAGAAAACGGAGAATTGGGGTACAGAGATAAAGAGGTAGTGTTTAATCAGGTATCAGGTGGATATTTGGAGATCTTCAAGATGCCGGAAGTTGGAACTAAATATATTATAGGAGGAGATACAGCGGAAGGTTTAGCTCACGGGGATGCTCAAGTTCTATATGTAATAAATCACAAGACCGAAGAATGTGATGCAATTTATCATTCTCATGTAGCTCCTGATGAGCTGGCGACTGAAGCTTATAAATTAGGGAAGTTCTATAACTGGGCTTTGGTTGGAATTGAGGTGAATAAGGATGGACTGTGGGTAAATGATGCTCTGGAAAAAATGGGGTATATTAACCTATACTATAGAAAGAGTTTCGATGATATAACTCAAAAAATAACAAAGTTCTTCGGATGGAAGACTACTTCTGCTACACGACCATTCGCTCTAGCCGCTTTGAAGGCAGTATTCTTTAGAAAAGAGGAAGGATTCCCGGCTCAGATACTGAATGAAATGCTCACTTTTATACGAAATTCGAAGGGAAAACCGGAAGCTATGGATAAAAAACATGATGACTGTTTTGTAAAAGACACTATGATTCTTACTGATAAGGGGAATATCCCTATACAAGATATTAAAGTTGGTGACATGGTTATGACTAGAAATGGTTATAGACCAGTAGAATTTACTAGAAGTAGATATAAACAAGTGGTAAATAATATAGGTCTTAAAGGAACTCCAAATCATTCTATAGTTTCAGCTAAAGATAACTCTAAAAAAGGAGATATTGTGTTGCGTAGTGTAGCAGATAGTGATACACTATATGTATGGAACAACAAAAAACAAACGATAGAGAAATTGTCCTATACAGAGGCAAAAAATATTATAGACACCCAAATTCAAAAAGAAGACAACTTAGGGTGTATTATTGGAGGCATTGTAAGGGGGACAGGTCCCCTGTGGCATTACATAGGCAGATTTGGATTGATAATTTTGGAGAAATATCGAAAGGGTTTGTCATACATCATAAAGATGGCGACCCTCTTAATAACAAAATTGAAAACTTTGAAGCAAAGTCTGCAAGTGACCACGCAAAACATCACATGCGAAAACCAGAAAGAAGAAAGCTTGCAAGTATCACAGCAAAAAAACAAGGGACACGATTGTATGAATCCGGAGCAAAATGGAGGAAAACCAAAGAAGGAATCGAGTTCAACAGACAAAATATCTATGGTTCACTTCACTTTAAAGAACCTAAAGAATTCACTTGCAGAATTTGTAAAAAAGGTTTTGAATCTCAAGTCCGAAATTCGGTATTCTGTTCTGCCAAATGTAGTAATTGGTATTCAAACCATAAAGGGGGCAATTTTAAATATGGTAAAAGTATCATTTGTCCTATTTGTGACATTATTTTTACAGCTGATGTTAATCATCGCAAATATTGTTCTAATAAGTGTAGAAATAAATATAACAATAATAGAGCAGCTAAAAAGAAGAAGGGTTTATAATTTGCAGGTAGCAGATAAGCATGAATACTTTGCGAACAACATACTTGTTTTCAATTGTATCATGGCAGCCAGTATTGGGTATGCAATTCTAGGAGAACAGGAACAATATGTAGCAGGTTCTGGCTCGGAAGGTGATTTTTCTGTCATGAAAGCGATGTTCGGTGAGGAAAGTGGACAGATGAATCACTAATTCACACAAAAACTTGCATTTTATTTCGAGATAGCCCATAATTAAGACTATAAACTTAATTTTTAAAAGAAAAATGTCTAAAACTACACTAAAAGGCGACAAAGAAACAATAGACTTCATCGAAGAGAAGAAACGAGAGATGAAAAAGTCCCAGTATAGGCAAAAATTCGATGCACTAGCTGCGGAAATTAACCAGAATCTTATGGCTACAGCAGTTAGCTATGGGAATAAACTATATGAGAAAAGCGGGTGGGGATCTATGGTATTCTATAACAAGATGGCGAGCGGAGCTTACGATATAAATGTATACCCTCAGAAAGTAACTGATAGAGACAAAAATAATTCCGGAGTACCTGTTTCACAGGAACCAATAGCTTTCTCAAAAATAATGATCGCAACTTCTGTACTAGCAGGGAAACTTCCTGATGGAAAAGTAATAGCTGACGATAAAGTTTATGGAAAAGCTATGTACGAACTATGGAAGAGAAACTGGTCTATGACTGGAGGAAATGGTTCTAATACATTAATGTTGACTTACCAAAATCTATTTACCTACGGGTGGGCGGCTTGGAGAGTTTATCCACGAAGAGTTCAAGTTAAAAGAAATGGAGTTGATAAGATATTGTTCGATGATATATATAGAGAACCTTTAGAATGTACTCGAACTTGGATGGGAGTTGGATTCAATAATGGAGATGTATGGTCGCAGACTGAAGTCTATTACGAAAAAGATATGCCGAAGGAAGAATTTTTCGAGATGTATCCGGAAGCTAAATCACGAACTAACAAAAAGAAACTCGAATACTGTTCTGTTTCAGATGAAGCTAAAGATGAAAATAGTGAGAAAGTTCAAACCAGTGTAACGATTGGTTACTATGAGAATGTACTAATGAATAGGTATGTTGTTACATGTGGAAAAATGAAAATCTACGATGGAGAACTTCCAAACGATGGATCTCATGGATCAGTTGTAATTGCAAGATGTTTCATGAAGAACATGAACGACCCTCATGGAGTTGGACTTTACGAAATGATGCGAGGTAATACAGCTATTTATACATATGTAAATTCACTGAATGCACAACAAGTAGAAGCTGAGATCTTCCCATTGCTATTCGGAGCTCAAGTACAGAATGGTTCCAATACATATAAAAGAGGACCTAATATTGTTAATCCAAAAAATCCCGGTTCAGATATAGATGTAGTGAAAACTTCTGGGAATGTTCAGCAAGGTATTATGTTTGCTGATAAACAAAAACAAGATATTGAAGAGAACACAGGAATAAACAATATTGTAGCCGGTACTCAATCAGAAACTACACTGGGATCTACAGTGATTCTGAAAGAAGCAGCATACAATAGACTAACCGCTCCTAAGAATTCAATGGTTACAGGATTGGAAGCAGATGCTCATATTGCAAACACTTGGATGACTCAGATTTATCCAGTTGATAAAATCTTTATGATTGATTCTGATGATCAGTTAGCAGAGTTTGCGAAGCAAAACCCTGATTACTTTGTTGAATCAGAATACGTTCTTAATGATGAAGGTATTCCAACCGGAGGAATGGTAGCTGCCGCTTCCAAGAATCTACGATTGAACTTTGACTTTACTCAGGATGGGAATGTTATGGAGAATGTAGATACACGACAGATTTCTTCTAAAGGATTATTCGATGAGATGAAAAACACAGGTCACATGAGTGACTATATAGAGTTTGTTATAGACCCAGATTCAATGCTTCTTCCATCTCTTGAAATTCAGAAGCAAACTTATATGGCTCTATTCCCAGTAATCACAAATCAAATTACACTTATTTTTTCAATGAGAAACCAAGATCCTGAAGCCTCAGCTGCTCAGTTGATGGCATTGGAGAAATTACTTGATATTCAGAACGGAGATATTTATGACTATATTTCAAAAGCTGATTACGATGCAATCATGGCTAAAAAACCTTCAGATATGCAGAAGCAAATGCAACAAGAACAGATGCAACAGGATGCTCAAGCTACAGCGATGCAAGATAGAGCTGGAGGAGGTTCTGGTTCCGGAAGTTCTCCAATGGGACAGCAAATGGCAGGAGATGGTACAAATCCAATGCAACCACAAAATGCGAACGAAGTTCCAAGACCACAATCACCTATGGGAAGTGCAGTAGATGCTTCAGTAGGTAGAGCTGCTAATGGCGGTGGTTTTTTCCCCGGATAAAATAATATGGGATTAAGAGATATATATAATTCAATAGGGAGTGGAATAAAGAAAGTCTCAGGATCTCTTTCAGATGCTTTTAGTAATAAAACTGTATACAACAAACCGCAAATGTACGGACCTAAACCAGTAGAACCAAAACAAAATTATAAAAAAGATAGTAGAGAATCAATTGTAAATGAAGTAGATTACGAAGCTCTTAGACCACTAATTTATGGAGAGGTTTCTAACAGAGATTTCGGTGATAAGAAAATGGAAGCTGATGTTATTTTTAACACTGCACTAAACCGACAAAAAGAATATGCCGGGAGAGGTCAGATTAAAACTATAGGTGAAATTCTAGCAATGCCAAATCAATATCAAGCTTACGGTGGTGATCAATATAATCAATATGCGAATCCTTTAGATCAAGGTTCAGAATTAAAAAAGAAAGAGGTAGATGACATTGTAGACGATATTAAAAGAAGAGTTAGAAACGGAGAGTTCGAAGATAATACAGAAGGTGCTTATTATTATATTCATAATAGTGATGGGTCAATCACTTATGATAATTTAAGAGAATTATTTGCAAAATAAATATATGGATGAAAATGAACAAAATTTAAAACAAAAAAAGATATTACTTGCACAAAGCGAACATGCTCCTGTTATTATAGAGTTGATGAAAGATTGTATGGCCCAAACTCCAATTGTAGCAAAAACAGAATGGGAGACTATTGTAAATGCAGTTACCTTAGAAGTTCAAGGGACTATGCTTAGATCTATGGTTGATCTTCTTGAAGAGATTAGAAAAGGTGGTGCACATGATCCAAAATAATATGATACCTAGAGAAATAAAAAAGAAAAATTATACAGTTCAGATAGGTTACTCACCTAAGGCTATTAAGGATAAGCTAATGAAGTTTATCACCAAGAATGGTGATGAGTTCGAGATTAGTTCAGAAGAGATGTCTTCTATGCTTATTGGTGGAGTAAATTCAAATACATTAGAAGCTACATTTGTAGAGTCTGATAGAATTAGTGTTGTCGAGGTCGGTAGGCAACTAGAATGTGTTCTTGATAAAGATATGAAAAAAGGTGATAAGATTAATCTTAATTACAAACATCCATATCCTCTTGAATTTGCATTAATAGAAGAAGCTTATAAAATTGCGAAAATAGATAAAGATATACCAAGAATAGTTTTGACGAAAGAATATATAAAAGAAGTCAGAGCTAAAATTAAACCTGACATGACAAATTATATAAGTAAGTTTTATAAATCATTTAAAAATTTAAAATTAAAATAAAATTATGAACCCAGATGAAAATACAACAGTAGAAGGAGAAGAAGTTGTTGAAAATGAAGAAGGAACAAATGATACAGTAGTTGAAGAAGTTCCAGTTGAAAGAGTTCCTTCATTTCTATAATAGAAATTTATTAAAATAAAACCTTAATCGGTAGGATAACCGTAATAATATGACAGAAAAAAAAGTAGTAAAAGATAAAGTAGTTAAAAAAGTAGTTAAACCTTTAGTTGATGTTAAACCTATAGTTGATCCAGTGGTTCCAGTTGAGCCAGTTGCTCCAATAGAACCAGTTGCTCCAATAGAACCAGTTACACCGCCAGTTGCAAAAGTTGAAGAAAAAACAGTAGTTTTATTTAACACCTTAGGAAAAATAGTTAAAAAAGAAGATTATTTTTTTGAAGGAGTTGTACTTCCAAGTTTTGAAAATACTTGTGGAAAAGCTGTGGATAGAGAGGATTTATTGGAAGTATTTAATAAAGTATTCAAACCAGAAGACAATATTTTGTTCTATAGACAATTAGATAAGGAAGTTTATATCATAATTGTTCCAATTAAGTATTCAACATCAATCGGTGAGAACAATAACTCAATTAAAGGTGATTTCCAGAAACATGCTATCTCATTCTTAAATGAGGGATCAGTTAACTTGGATTCATTAAGAGGTAAGCTAGAAAAAATACAGACATTTGTGAAATACACAGATAGATAACTAATTTAGTGTGAGATAATTTGCTTTTATTTTTTATTCAATATACAATTTAATTAACCATCGGTCCCTTTCACGATACGAAAGGATAATAATATGGAAGAAATAAATAAAGAAGAGGTTGTAGAAGAACCTATAGCACCAGTAGTTGAAGATGAATCAGAACTCGATAAAGCTCTTGAGGATTCAATAAACTCGGTGAAAGCTGGAAATGAACTTGTTCCTGAAAAAAAGGAAGAAGTCAAGGTTGAAGAGAAGACGGAGGTAACTCCTGAAACTCCTGTACCGGAGGATCCCAGCAACCCTCCAATCGTTGAACCTGAAAAGGTAGAAGGCGAGTACGATTATCGTATACCAAATAAGGGTAAGTTCGAATCAGACGAATCTTACGAGAAACGGATTGAACTTATGGATTTGGTGAAAAAACGTAAACTTGCTAAGACAGATGAACAGAAAGACGAGATAACTAAGGACATCCAGACTACCAAAGGGCAATTAAAAAACCTAAACGGTACGGATAAAATTATAAACCCACTCAATGAAAAGAGTGATGTGGTTCCAGAAAAGATAGAAGAAGATCCAGCTTTAGCAGCTGATAAAGAACGACTTAAAGAACTAGGTGGTGCGACTAAGGAGGATATTCAAGAGATTATCCAAAAAGAACGACTAGCTAGTGATGTAAAAGCAACCCTTAATTCCTTTGTTGATAGACATTCTGAACTTAAAGATGTAGACACAAGAGAAGTATTTTTTGATTTCGTTGATTCTAACTACAATTGGCAAAACAAGAGTGGAAAAGAATTAATGACAGTCTTAGAACTAGCTCAGGAAAGCATGTTTAAACCTTCGGAAACTATTACCGAAAGAGTACTAAAAGGAGCTGATGTTCAGAATAAAGTTAATGCTATGCAGTTTCCGGGTGGGACAGTAGCAAAAACTGAATATTCACCAGAAATGCAGAAATCTATTGATGAGATGAAAGCAACTGGTCTCTCAGAAGAAAAAGCCATCGAACTTCTCTCTGACGATTAAGGAACTACTTAATCCAAATATTTTTTATGACAGTAATAAAACAAGCTACTATAAAGAATACACGAGAACTTAGAGAAACTGACAAAGCAACAGGAACAGTTACAGTGTTAGGAGAGATCCTAGCTCAAACAGCTGGTCTTGCTGTAGCAGCCGACAGCGGAACCGTTGCGGCTGATTTGTTAGGTGTATGTAACGAAAGTATCGTTGCAGCTGATGCAGATTTACGTGTTACTTATATAGTCCCAACTGACGAAGATACTTATATCTTCCCAGTAACCAATAACTCCGATTCTACCCATAACGGGCAAGCAATGGTGTTAACAGATTCAACAGAGGTTAACAACACTGGTACTACTTCAGCTACTGGTATTGTTCAACAGGTCGAACCTTATGGAGATGCTTCAGATAAACTAATTATCGGAAGATTCTTAACACTTTAATAATTATTAATTTAATATAAATATATCATCATGATTGGAACAATTAATGATTATGCGACTATTGTAAACAATGTTTTAAAACATGTTTCTCCTAAGGTTTCACCTACAGTTAAATCTGAGTATTTAGATTTCATGCACAAAGTTGACAACAGTGAAAGAATTTACACAGATGTAGGAGTTACAGGTTTAGGAATGGCTCAAATAATCCCAGACGGAGGAATAGGAGCTTCAGATGCACCAATTCAAGGGTACTCCAAAAACTATACCCAAATGCACTTTACTAAGAAAGTTCGATTAACATTCCAAACAAATTTCTTTCTTTTCGAATCAGCAGCAGCTAAAATTAAAAGCTCTGTTAAATCAAAAGTTCTTGAAGGAAAAAATGCGATTGAACATGCTAAGAACTATCTTGCACAAGCTCTTTTGTCACAAGGTTTTACAACTTCATTCGCTTGGACACCTATAAACGGTGTAGGATCAACACAAACTATTTCAACAGTTGGTGCTGATGCAGTTGAATACTGGACACAAGCTCACCCTCGTGAAGATGGTGGAACAGCTTGGTCAAATGTTATTGTGGATGGTGCTACAAGCTCACCTCAATTTACTTACTCATCTTTATTGGCTGCACGAAGATTGCACTCATTAAAGAAAGATGGACGAGGAAATCCAATGATTTCCGACTTGGATACTTTAATTTGTAGAAGAGGTTCAACAACCGCTCAATTTGCTAAAACTATTAAGAGCACAATTGATAAAGGTATTGCTCCACAACAAACTAATGTATTTAATAACTCTCCGGCTACTGATACTTTCAAAGTTGTAGAGTTGTCTCCATACCAAAACTTGGCTATGGATGGTCTTATGTGGGGAATGTGTGATTCAAAGATGATGAATCAAGATTTCGGATTCCTTTACATCGAAGCTCTTCCTACAAGAGCAGAACCAGCAGTAATTGACTTGCTAGGAAACCAAGATTTAGTTTTGAACTTTAACTCACTTGCAGTTATGGGTGCGAGCGACTTGAGGGGATGGATGTGGAGCGATGGCGACGGTGCCACCGTATAAGCTAGTCTTTCCATTCTATTCCCGATTTTCGGGAATAGGGTTGGGTAGGGTAACTACTCTTTTATCAATTTAATAATAAAAAATATATGACTTTACAAGATGCTCATACAAGAAAAATTTCAATTCCTGTATCAGTTCCAGTTGGAACAAAAGCTATTATTACAGCAGTTGATGGTGCATGGCTTTATATCCATGAACTTATTGGTGATCTAGCAGTTGCTGGTGATGTTACTGTTTTAGCAGGTGTAAGAGAGTTAGGAAAGTTTTCACTTGATGCAGGACAAGGACTTACTCTTCAAGATGAACCCGGAGAAGATAATCGACCAAGATTTGAATGTCGACCGGGAGAAGATTTCAAACTAACTGTTACTGGTGGTACTTTCACAGGGGCAGTTCATTATTCACTTCGTTATTAATCAATAAAAAATATGAACGATCAAGAAATAACACCAGAACAAAAAGACCAGTTAAATACTTGGGCTGGACAAAGAGATGCTATTCTTCTTGAAATTTCTAATCTTGAACTGGAACAGGAAAAAATAAAAACAGAAAATATAAATTTAACTTCTTCATCTACTGATATACACGACAGGATGAAAGTTATTCAAGGTAGGATTGACGAGTTAGAAAAACAAGAAGCAAAGTTACCCTTGCTAATCTCAAAAGAAGTCGCTAATTTAGAATCTAAAAAAACTCTTTTAGAGTCTGAAGTAACCAATTTAGGTAAAATAATTACTATTCTTGTTGACCAAAAAGCATCTTTAGAAGAAGATGTTTCTTTTGCATTATCTGCTTTTGATACAGTTAAAGATGAAGCTTTACTTTTACATAACATTGTAGGTCATGTCACAGAAGTTAGTGGAGAAAATATAAAGAAAATAGATGACTTAGTAATTGGACTTTCGAAGAGTCTTGAAGAAATTATAGAGGTTAATAAAAAGAATGTTTATGAGACGAATATAGTAATCAATAAAGTTCCAGCTATGATCATGGAAGCTCAAAAACATGGTTTAATTAAAAATAAAATTTAATGATATGACATTAGTATTAGGTACAAATTGTGGTTTTGTAACAGTGGCTCCAACAAGCAGTCCAGAAACAAGTGGAATAGAATCTGATGATATGGCTAGAGCGATGAAAATTGTTGCTCCAGAAAACATAGATAAAGTTGTTGAAATTGGGTGGTATGGTTTTTTTGAAACTTTAAGTTCTGGAGATTCAGATGTAGGAATATACAGTCATGACTCTGATAATAACAAACCTGATGACCTTTTAAGTTCATCAACTTTTGTTAGAACAACTAACGCTGGTTGGCAAGTTAAAACAGGACTGGATATTTCATTAGTTGCTGGAGAAACTTATTGGTTAGCTTTTCAAATAGATGATTATACTAGTGGTACCGGTACAATACAAGTTCCATTTGATGATAGTGGAGCAACTAAAAGTGTAGTAAAATCTAGTCAAACTTCATTAACAGACCCATGGGGAACATCAAGTAGTGAGGATGAAACTCTTACTTATGGAGTTTATGCTTTATACACTACAAAAACACCTTTTAGCCCTTTACCAACTTTTTATCAATAATTAAAATTAAAATACCATGACATATTTATCAAATAAATTAGGAGATCCAATGAACTTAGGTTGGTTCGCTACACCTGAAGCTTTGGCAACTGCTTATCCTGTAGGTGCAGATGGATATTTTGCGATGGTAGGATCTACTGATTCTATTTGGACTTGGGATTCTGATACAAGTGCTTGGGTAGATACAAAAACTACAGGTCCAATTGGACCAACCGGTCCAACAGGTCCTACAGGTTATACTGGTCCAGAAGGAATTGCTACTAATACAGGAGCAACTGGTTACACTGGTCCAATCGGTCCAACTGGATACACTGGTTACACAGGCCCAATCGGAGCGACTGGATACACAGGTTATACAGGAGATGATGGTCCAACAGGAGACACAGGACCTGATGGCCCAATCGGAGCGACTGGATACACAGGTTATACAGGAGATGATGGTCCAACAGGAGATACAGGAGCTGATGGTCCAACAGGCTACACTGGTTACACAGGATATACAGGAGATTCAGGAGCTGATTCAACAGTGGTTGGTCCAACTGGGTATACTGGTCCAATTGGTCCAACAGGAGCAACAGGATATACAGGATATACAGGAGAAACTGGGTGGATTGGTAATGACGGTCCAATCGGACCAACTGGCTATACAGGGTATACAGGTCCTGGTAACTTTACAGGGTATACAGGTCCAACTGGTCCGACAGGATATACAGGTCCTGAAGGAGTTGCAGCTGAAACTGGAGCTACAGGTTACACTGGTCCAATCGGACCAACTGGAGCTACTGGTTACACAGGATATACAGGATATTCAGGAGCTGATTCAACAGTGACTGGTCCAACAGGTCCTGACGGTCCAACTGGTTATACAGGATATACAGGTCCCGGTAACTTTACAGGGTACACTGGTCCTGACGGTCCAACAGGATATACAGGATATACAGGTCCCGGTAATTTCACTGGTTACACTGGTCCAACTGGTTATACAGGATATACAGGAGCCGGAAACTTTACAGGTTACACTGGTTACACAGGTCCTGACGGAGGAGATGGTGCCGCGGGGGCAACAGGTCCAACGGGTTATACAGGATATACTGGTGCTGGAAACTTTACAGGATATACTGGGTTCACAGGATATACAGGATATACAGGAGCTACTCCTTCATTTGCATCTGCAGCTGAAATTAATACAGGAACTGAAGCAGCAAAAGCAATTGCTCCAGATCAATATACAGCTTCAGAAGCAAATATTAGATGGTTGGTATTTAATTTAGTTGAAGCAGGAACAGATTGTGAAGTGGCTTCAAATATAGGAGGTGACTGGTTATCGCCAATTGCTGGTACGATTCTTCAGAGTGATTCAGCACCATTTTATATTTATGCAACTAATTCAACGGCAGGAACTACAGGAACTATGGTAGTGGATGTTAGTTTAGGAGGAACTTCAATAATGACCACAAATAAATTAGATATTGATTCTACAGAAAAGACTTCAACCACAGGAGCTACTCAACCAGATTTAACAGATACAACTTTAGCAGTTGGTGATATTCTTACAATTGATGTTGATACGATCCATACAACAGCTGCTAAAGGATTAACAGTTTATATAGCTGTTAGAGAATAATTATTATGGGAAAAAATATAAAAAAAGCAGAATACGATGAAACACCTTTTGGTATCATTTCTAATTCAGAAATTTTAACAAAAATGGATTTAGATGTTTTAGAACCACTTAAAGGAGAATTAAAAGAAACATTTATTAAATCCCAAGTGTTTAGGACTAGAACAGAAATGGAAGTATCTGTCTTGAATGATTTAAAATTCCCAACTCCAGCATTGAAATATTGGCAGTCAGTTAGGGAGCAAAATGTTATGTTTGAAGCATTGGTTATGTTGTCTTATGATTATAGAAAAAATATAGTTGAAATTAAAATAAAGGAAAGAGATATAAATAAAGAAAAAGATGAACTAAAAAAAGAATTAATTAGAATTGAAATTGATAAAAAAATATTTATAT